CCTGCTGCCCGGCAAGAACGGCACGCCGGAGATCGGTGCCGCACTCGTCCTCGCGCTGGCCGGTGCCGCTGGCGTGCTGTGGCTCATCGACGCCGTGGTGATGGCGAAGGCCGACCGGCGCATCGCCTCCCGGCAGGCGGGACAGGAACCGACGTGAAGCCGCTGCGCGAACGAGTCACCGAGCTGCTGCTGCTTCACGAGGAGCACCTGGAGCGCAGGGGGTGGGACAAGCCACCCACGCTGCGCCCCATGTACGCCGACAGGTGGGGGCGTGTCCGAGTCGGGCAGAACGTGCTGCCGTCACAGTGGCAGACCTCGCCGCGCCCCTTCCTCGGCATGTCGATGCTGGCGAAGGGCTTCCGTGAGGGCCTGATCCCTGGGTGGGCAGTGCCCGGTGACCTGCTGGGGTGGGCCTTCATCTGCGAGGGCTGGTCCCTGCCCGTCGATGGCTCCGATATCACCGACGAAGAGGCCCTTGCCATCGCTGACCGGCGACTCATCCACCAGCATCCACTCCGACAGGAGCAGCGGGTCATCCAGGCGCGGGACGTCGATGGCGGCGACTACATGGTGATCCGCCTCCGGGGTGAGTGGGTCCGCTCGGACGGAGAACTCGAAGGCAACGTGACGGACGCCCTCGTCGAGCTGGTGGACGCCACCCGCGCCTACGTCAGGTAGCCGAAGCGCCGCAGTAGCCGGATGGCCTCGTCGCGGTCGGACGCCAGCTCGTAGATCGCCTCTGGCGTGAGGCGGCGAGCACCGGGGGCCTTGCGTAGCCCCTGCGCAGCCAGCCCGCGGCGGGTCATGCCCTCGGTGGTGAACCGGCCGCCCGCGCTGGACATGCCACGCCGGGCGTTGACGACCTGGAAGATGTCGCTGCCGTCGCGGATAGCCTGAGCGCCCGCCTTGGTGAACGTGGCGTTCTGGTCGGCCGCGGACAGGGACTTGAAGTAGTCCATCGGGCTGCGGGTCATCTCGTTGGCGAGTTTGCGGTCACCGATCGGGAGGTTGATGCAGTCGCAGCGCGGGTGGCGCTGGAATGCCTTCTCGACGCTGGTGATCTTGCCCGCCAGGATGGCGCAGCGAGCGCACGACGGCGGGGTGAGGGTGCGGCAGAACCACTGGATGGCCTTGCGCGGCTGGGAGGCCACCGAGATGCCCACGCGGGCGGCGTCGGCCACCTGAGTGTCGACCATCCGCTCCAGGGAGCCGAGGCCGATCCGCAGGGCGTCGTCGAGGGCGGCCCCGCGGCCGAGGCGTTCCTTGACGTCGATGAGGCTCTCGTAGAGCAGGCTGGACAGCGGGCGACCATCGGAGGCCATGCCAGCTAGGGCTTCAGCAACGAGCGTGCCCTCGGATGCGTCCGGGTCCAGGTCTTGTAGGGCCATCGCGGCGGTGACGAACGGCGTGGCGCCCTTGGCTGCGGCGAACTGCCCGGCGGAGATGGCGAGCGTGGCTTGCCTGCCGACGCCGCCGTCCCAGCTCGCCGTGAGCGCGCTCGTGTCCAGCCGCTTCCACTGACGGGCGACGGCCAGCCGTGTGGCGAGGGCGATCCGCTGCACGCGAGAGCGCTCATGTGCCGCCAGAAGCTCCAGGTCGGCCGCCAGTGCCGTGGCCATGTCAGCGGGTCACCGGCTTGGGCCTCGTGCCGCCGGGCGGGCTCGGCTTGGGTACGCCGGGCTTGGGCACGCCAGGCTTGGCCATACCCGGAGTAGTGGGCATGGCGTCACCGGCGGCCTTGATGAGGGCGATGTCGGCGCGCTGCTGCTCGTCCTGCAGCTTCTCCATCTCCTCCATCTCGGAGTCGGTGAAGCCGTAGCGCCTCCACAGGATCTTGTCGGGCACGTGGAGCATCGTGGCCAGCTTGCCGAGGGCGTCGGCCAGCTCGGCCTCGCTGCGGCTCTCCGGGTCACGCCACTGGACGGTCGCGGTCCGCATCGCGTCGGCCTTGCCCTTGTTGCCCTGAGCCAGCGCGATGAGCCGGGCCATCTCGCGAATGGCCTCGCCGAAGTACAACTGCTTCTCGTACACCGTGGACACCAGGCCGGTCTCCGCTGCCTTGAGGGCCTCGGCGGAGAGGTTGGCCATCTTGCCGACCAGGTAGTGCGGCGGCGTGCGGGTCTGGGCGGCGATGTGGCCGACCGCGACCTCGATGACGTCGGTGTAGTTGTGCAGGTCGGCTGCTGCCCACTGGCCGATCTTGGCCTCGGGGTCTTCCAGCCAGATGACGCGGTCGACGGCCACCGGGTCGATGTCGATCTTCTCGTGGCCGACCACGTTGCCGTCGTCGTCGGTGAGGGCGCGCTTGGGCACCTCCATGCCGAGCACCACGCGCTGTGGGAAGGCGGCGAAGTCCGAGGCGGTCAGCAGGTGCGACCAGATGATGTTGACGGCGTTCTGCAGCGGGATGACGTTGGTGATCTCGCTGACGGGCTCGGAGGCCAGCCGTGCCCGGTTGGGCATCTCGACCATCGGGACTTCGTTCATCGGGTTGGGCTGGGGGTTGGGCTCGGTCTTGAGGTCACGCAGTGTCCACTGCAGCCCGCCTCCGCTGGCGACGGAGCCTCCGTTGGCTTCGCTGCGGGGGTGGATGCCGTGGTTCTGGCGCTCGAACTTCCAGCAGGAGTCGGCGGTGTAGAGCGTGGCGTACTCGATGTTGGTGTCGGAGTCCAGCCACGCCTTGAGGGCGGCCTTGCGCTTGCGGCGGCTGCCCGGCTCGTAGCCGACGATGGCCTCCTGGGCGCTCTCGAAGGAGACATCTGGCATGTCCTCGTCGTCGGGGTTGCCCCACACCAGCACGAAGGCGCGGCTCTGGGCGAGGGCGTCCACGATGGCCAGGCCGGAGTCGGCGTCCAGGCCGTTGGTCTGCCAGACCTTCCAGATGTCCTTGTCGGCCGCCTCCTCGCCGATGCGGACACCGCGGACCACGAGCCGCTCGGCCTTGGAGTCCACGACGACGCCGCACCAGTTGTCGCTGAAGCTGGAGAACAGCGCACCCCAGTACTTCTTGAACTGCGGCGTGGCGAACTCGATGGGGTGCTGGCCGTCGTAGTAGGCGGCGTGCAGGCGCAGGGAGGACTGGCGGGCGGCGAGCTGGCGGTAGAGCGAGTCCAGCAGCTCGACGGCCTGCGCGGGCGTCGTGGTGATCTCCACGCTGGGTGTCCCCCTAGGAAGATGGGTCGTCCGGGCTGGGGGACGGCGACGGGAGGGCGCGGCACAGCAGGTACGTGGCGCCCTCGAGGGTCAAAGGTTCGAGCTGGTAGTCCTGCGGGCAGGCCGGTCCAGGCGCACCGTCGCGGCCATCGGCGCCGGGCTTGCCGTCAGCGCCAGCGGGTCCGGGCGCACCCTCGGGTCCAGCGGGGCCGGGCTCGCCGGGTGTCCCAGGTGGACCGGCCGGACCGGGGTCGCCGATTTTGCCGGCCTCTCCTGCGATCCCCTGTGGACCGCGGGCGCCTTCCTGGCCACGGCACTGACGGACCTCGAACAGGCACTCGGGCGCTGGTCCAGGAGGGCCTTGCTCGCCCTGTTCGCCGCGGGGACCGGACTCCGGCCGTGGCAGCGCGCCCGGGTTGACGGCACAGACGCCACCGAGGGCGCGGACCTGGGCGCAGTTGCGCTCGGCCGCCTCGATGGCGTTGGCCGCGACCCCCGAGTTGCGGTCGGCCCGGCGACTGTCGGCCATCCACTGAGCCACCACGATGGCGGCCAGGGCGATGACCGCCAGGATCAGCGCGATGACCACGATGGAGATCCGGCGCCGCCGCTTGAGGGTGTCCCACTCCTGGGTGGATAGCTCGGTCACGCCAGCCTCCATCAGTCGCTCGGGTGCTGGGCGTTGAGCCGTTCGACCTCGCGGGCGTACATCGCAGCGACGGCTTGGGCGGCGGCGAGCTGGGCAAGGGCTGTGGCTGCAGCGGACTCGGCGTCGCGGCGCTTCTCCCGCTCGACGTCCACCCGCGCCTGAGCCTCGTCGGCGGCATCGAGGGCGGCGGTGGTCCGGGCCTCGGCGGCCACGGTGCGGGCCTGCTCGGCCGCCAGGGAGACGCGGTAGTCGGCCCGGTCGGCCACGACCTGCTTGAACAGGTAGCCGACGAGGAAGACGATCACCGACGCCAGGCCGCCTGCGGGAACGACCGTCGCCACGTCCATGCCTCACCCGCCACTTCTTCGACGGGTCAGGCGGTGAACATGCCGTACTGCTTGCGCCGTGCCAGCCCCTCGGCGATGCAGTCACCGGCGGCCTCGTGAGCCAGCGCGCTGGTGACTGCGGCGTCGATCTTGCGGGGCGAGCCGGGTCGGTCCTTCTTGATGCAGACGACGTTCTCGCGGCGCCGGTCCTTCTTGGCGTTACGGACGTGGACCGCGGTGATCTTGCAGCCGTCGTGGTCCAGGTCGCCGGAGACGATGTCGGTGGCCAGGCGCTCCAGGGCAGCCGACATCTGGGCGTCGCGCCGGGTCTCCCAGCCGAGCACCTTCTTGTCGCCGAACTCGGCGGCCCAGGCGTCCAGCTCGGACTGCCAGTAGGGCGGGTCGACGTAGACGCGCACGACGTCGTAGTGGGTCATCAGGTCGTGCATGGCCGTGTTGACCTCGCCGCGCGGGATCTCCCCACCGTGGTCGGCCGGGTTCCACAGGGTGGGTCGGTTGTCGCGCCCGTAGGTGGGCGTGAACTGGTAGCCGTCGAGGGTCTCGGCCCGGATGCAGGTCCAGTCGTCGTACTGGCTGCCGTCGAAGCCCAGGACGATGCGCTCACCGGTGATGAGCCGGTTCGGGTCGCCGCGGACGATCTCTCGTGGCTTGTGTCGGGCGTCCCACAGCTCGCCGTCGAGCCAGGAGTCGGCCGTGGCCACGACGCGGTTGAAGAAGAAGCGCTCGGCCTGCACCGGATCGCGGTCGGCCAGCTCCTCGGCCTCAGCGTCGATGCGGGCCAGGTCCACCCACCACGAGTCGCCGTAGACAGTCTTCAGTGCCTTGCGCCGCTCAGCCTTATTGTTGAGCGATGCAGGAGGACCAAGGATGTGATCTCGGTAGATGTCTGTTCGTGGCGACTCTGCGGTTGTCTGGGCCACTGACAGTTCAGCCGGATCCCACGCGTTCGTCGTCTCGACCGCCCGCCCACCCAT